GAGTTTGCTGGGGAAGGTCATTTAAGTTACCCCAAGCCCGAGAGTGTACGTTAGCTGCCCACATTTTTGACTCAGTGAGTAATACAGTGATCGGTTCTTTAACTACAAACAGTTCTTCTGGTGAAAAATAGTGAACCTCCCACTGTCCAGTATTTAGTGTGCGATTAACAACACTAGAGATAGCAGTCTGGATTGGGTAGCCCAATGAATCTTTTGATGCAAGGTTTATCGCACCCTGGAACAGTGTGCTGAGGTCAATGAGGCCCACCTCACACAGTACCTTGACATCACCACCAGACTTAATAGCAAGCCGCCTCCCAAGGGGCAGACTGCCAAGATCCCAAATACCGACCATTGCGAAGGTGTCGGCATTTGCAGGGTCGGTGCCCTGGTAGACAATTACATCGCCCTGAGACCCTAACACTATTAAGAAGTCATCAATGCCGTCACCGCCGTCGCGAGTCCAGGACACTAACTGCTTTATAGAACCGCCCTGGCGCATATACGGGCCAAAATCAAATTCTTCTACTACACCTACAACCTGATTGACAGGTAGATAGTAAGCCTTTGTACCAGACTGCGGCACAAACCACAGTCTACGTTTCCACGACATGATGTAGTCAAGATCAAGGGGGTCGAAACCTACGGGGCCACTCATACCTGCGTTACGACTTATCCAACCACCAGTCGCATCATACGTGAAATAACCGTTGAGGTCACTTACTGCACAAACAAAGTTTTCACCAAGATTGGAGAAAGGAATCCACGACCATAGATCTGTTACATCAAGAGTCTGTGTGGCGAACGTAACGTCAGGAGTAGGCTTGACAGCGTTATCCTGACGAGAAGTTATGTCATAAATTCCTTCATAGGTAACGCCAAACAGACGATCATCAGCCGGTACCCGTGCTTGATAGGGAATAATGGTGTTAATAAGAAATTCAAAAGTATTCTGATGAAGAATGTAGCCGTGCCGTAACTCAACCCCAAAAGGCTTTACGATGAAGTTGTCAAGCCGAACAGCGTCCTGATAGTCCATCTCAGCAATAGACTTTTGAGAAGTAAGCCCACGAATAGGTGCGCCAGACGTAATCCGTTGCTGTAGATTAGTCTGCCCAGACCTTATGGTCCTGGCACTTCTAGCTAGTGGTTGAAGAGGCATATAAAATTTCCTTACAAACAGCAATCATCAACCGACCATTGGCAGAATCTGTATCAAATGCCTGTGTATCAAGACGTGTCACGTAACCATAATCCGGTGCGAGTCTTTCGTAAGTTTCATGGAACTTTCTAGCTAACTCTTCAGGACTATACTCCATAGTTTGTGTCAGGTATGTTCCAGTAGTCCAGGTAACGGTAGCCCGTGCGGTTGATAAGCGACAACACGGGGGCACCCTGGTCCACTGTGAATCGTTGTCCAAAAGCTACGTTGAAATCACGCATAGCAGCGGCGCTGTCAAACCCCTTGACCTCTAACCACTTAGCTTTCGCTAAGTAATAGGTCAGGTAATTGTCTAACAACAAAACATCACCGTTCTTGGTGGCGCGGTTCTTGAACAGGTCAGCTGTATCGGCGTCTGTTACCCAGCCCTGGCTGATGTACTCCATCGTAATGGTCTGTTCTTCGACTGGTGGGGACTTTATCTCCCACTTGCCGCCCTTTATTCGCCAGAGCAACCTCGTAACAAAGTCGGCTGTCCGCACGGTAACGCGCTGCCAATCCTGCGACAGAACGGGGCCAATCATAGGGAGCTGTTGTGATACATTCCATTGACTCTGATCCTTAAAGGCAAAGAAGTCCTCAGGCAGATCCACAAGTATGCTACTCTGACCTGGAAACTCTTCTTGAATGGTTGTAGAAAACGTGGTGAGCATCTGCTGCCAGTCGTGCATACCGAGCAAGTCAGTACCTGCCTGATTTACAGATTGTACCATCTGCTGCACAGCGGGGTCGTTTGAACCTACCGCGTCCGTTACGCTAGGAAATCCCACCGCAGCCAACGTACGATTGACCACATCCAGTAACGACTCATCCCGTGTTATTTGAAAAGCCACTTATGCCTCCTTAGGGTCAAACTCAACGTGCAGGTGAGTCTTCTCCAACACTACATCAAACTGACCCCGCAACCGACTCTTGATTTTAGCGGACACCTCAGGAGCGTTATCATAAAGTAGTTCACCATCAGAATCATACTCTCGCAAACTCCAACGGCGATAATCAATAGCACAGCCTTTATAGTGGAGACTATTCGCACTATGCGTGCCGTCAACACCAGATGTGATCACCAATTCAGTAGCGCCAGACTCTTCATAGGCCCTCTCCACTACAGAGTCAGCAAATAACATCTCAGTGGACAGCCCCTTTAGCCTCACTCCCCGTTTAAGTTTACGGATAATCATGGGTTAGGCTTCTTCGTCAATACCCACTGACTTAGGCTCCTCCACCATCTCAGGTGCAGGCTCTTCGGGCGGCCCTGGCTGCCCCGACATCATCAGCGCCACCTGCTTTTTCAGGAGCTCAATTTCCTCGTCACGACTGGAGAGCTTGTCCTCCAGCTCTTGGGCGTTGACTCCTCGGTTGGCGGCGTCAAGGTAGTCCTGCGCCTTCTGCTTATCCGTTTGGAAGCCCATGAAATTCTGCCCAATGGCATCGGCTGCCGTGGCAAGCTGCTCCACGGTGTGAATCTTGAAGTGCTGATACTCCTCAACCCTTGCTTCCGGCATCCACGGCAGCAGTTTCAAGGGGGTGCCTACCTGTTGCTCGGTTTTGCCTCTCTTGAATAGGTCATACCGGCTGGCGAATCGCTTGAGGTCAAGATCCCGAATAGGGCGGTCAACCTTGCTCAGCTTATTGCCGGGGGCCTGGATGGTAATCCACTCTTGGTCCTTGTAGATGGGCCGCTTTGCCTCGTTGCTGGCGTTCTGGTCAAACACGACCTGTGACCTGAAGACTACAAACAGTCGGTCGTCGTAACGCCACATCTGTGAGCTCGTAGCACTTGGCTCATCGACAAACCGGGTATCCATCACATTGGCGGGTGCGCTCATTTTATTATCCTCTTAGGTTTAGGTGGGGCTTAACTCTGTAATGGCAACTTCACCGTTAGAGTTTAACGGGATGGTGTTAGTTTGTTGAGTAACTGGCCCTGCGCCAACAGCAATCCGACCTGCCGCTGTAAGAGGCCAGCCATTTAAATGGAGTACTGGCGAATCAAATTCAATAGCCAGTACGTCGGCTACAAAAGGAAGTCCTCTTGAATTGTGTGTAATGGCAGCGATACTATCAACGCAGACCACTCCTAAATTAGTCACAGGAATACCGTTGATGAAAGTGTCGCACGAGTCTTCCTCTAAAATGTGCATCAGGCCGCCCCCGTCACGTGCGATGCCTTCAAGTATCTTGCTAGCCATCAGATGAGAGCGGTAGTGCGCATCTTACTATCTGGATCAATAGCCCTACCCCAATTAAAGAAGGTTAGGGGAACTACATCGTATTCGACATTTTGAGCTCCCAGGTTTGTCACCTGCCATCCACCAATGACATGGTCACCGGCCAAGGTATTCTCTATTATCCTCACTCCGTCTGGCCTATGCGCTATTCCTCGAATAAACACGCGATCCATTAAGCCATCCTCGATGACAACGTAGAGTAGTCCTGCGTTAGTATGCGCGCTGCCCGCAATATACACAACATCTGCGGGCAAAGGACTGGACGGGACGAATAGCACTTCTGTACCCACAACACCTTCTCCAGTGACCAGCGTGCCAGCCAAGTGGATGTTGTCCCCCACGCCTCCCGTGGCAATGAGGTCAGCGGCTGTACCAGAGATAACGTAAGACCCACCCTCCGCCGATATGGTATCTTCAAAGCTAACTGTAAGGTCGGCGTCTGTACCAGTAATCGCATACGTGCCGCCAGCAGCACTAAGAACTGAGTGGTGCTCAGTGTTAGCAGCCGTACCAGTGATTGAGTACGCGCCACCTGCGGCTGCAAGAACAAGGTGATGCTCCAGATTGGCTGCGGTACCAGTAACGGAGTACGAGCCACCGTCTGCGCCAAGTACGGAGTGATGTTCGGTGTTGGCTGCGGTGCCAGTGACTGAGTACGAACCGCCATCTGCGCCGATAACCCGATTGTGTCTAAGGGCCGCAGCCGTGCCGGTAACAGTGTACGAGCCGCCATCTGCCGATATGAGTACGCTGACAGCCGTAAGGATGTCGGTACCGCTGATTGCATACGACCCACTATCTGCGCCAAGGATACTGTTATGTTCGGTGTTGGCGTCAGTGCCGGTGATCGCATACGTGCCACCTGCGGCATCGATGAGACTGTGGTGCTCAAGGCTCGCATCTGTGCCAGTGATGGCATACGTGCCGCCAACCGCAGAGATAACTCTGTGGTGTTCAAGGTTGGCGTCAGTTCCTGATACTGAGTACGTACCACCAACTGCGCTGATAAGGGAGTGATGTTCGAGGCTAGCTGCGGTTCCAGTGATGGCGTAAGAGCCGCCATCTGCCGATATGAGTACGCTGATAGCCGTCCCAGCATCAGCGCCAGTAATTGTATACGAACCTCCGTCAGCTCCGACAAGGGCTTGGTGTAAGAGATCAGCCGCTGTGCCGGTAACTGCGTACGAACCGCCCGCAGCATCGAGAGCCGAATGGTGTTCAAGGCTGGCGTCTGTACCCGTGATAGCATACGAGCCACCAGCGGCGTCAATAACCGAGTGATGCTCAGTATTAGCGTCCGTCCCTGTGATGGCGTATGAGCCACCATCAGCTCCGACAAGAGAGTGATGCTCAAGGCTAGCGTCTGTTCCTGAGATGACATACGTGCCACCTTCCGCGTCAATAAGGGAGTGGTGCTCAGTGTTAGCGTCCGTTCCACTAACCGAGTACGTGCCACCTTCCGCGTTAATAAGAGAGTGGTGCTCAGTGCTAGCTGCGGTTCCTGTGTGCGCGTATGACCCACCCTCTGCTCCAATAACAATAGCCGCAGGAGCGAGCAAGAAGGCTGTAAACAGCCTCCTGAGGTGGTATGTAGAAGGGTGGCGGAGCCTTCTATAGACTCCGCCGATAAAGCCATCCACACCTAGTTACTAAGCCCCGACGCGACCCGGGCCGACTGCTGCGCGATACTGCTTACGGTGGCAGACGTCGCACTCGATGATCATGAGGTCGGGACCTTTCGCATCTTCGTGGGTTTTGAAGAGCGCAACGGTACTCTCGCCAACGTCCCGACAACAAGCCTGCAAAGACTTGTTGTTTTTGATCGAGTCCGTATAGCGAGCCTCAAGCTCAGACTCTTTGATTTTCTGCTTCGCGCGCACCTCAATAGGCGCACGTTCCACACTTGCTGGCCTTGCCATCTTTTTTCTCCTTTTAAACTATTGTAAAGATGTTGGCTCCAAAGTCCACTGTAAAGGACTCGCCCTCGTTAATGGATACAGAGCTACCATGATCCCACCAAGAGATGAGTGGGTCGACCGGTCCTGCTGGAGTATCGTTGTAGAGAATAACATACTGCAGAGGGCCGAAACCGCCAGCGGAGGCAGTCCACGTTACGTCGAGTCCAACCAACGTGCCGGTGCCGCCCGCCTCAGAGAAAGTATTCTGAACGTCAGAACCTCCCGAGGGGTA